AGATGTCAGAAAGTGAGATGTCAGATTTTGGGCACTAATAAATATTAACTAACAACAAGTATTAAATAACAATAAATATTAATTAACAACAAGTCCTACTTCTCTAAATAAATAAAAGAGAGAAATTTCAAATTTAGGATTTTGCAAAAATGGGAAAGGAGTACTCATGAAGCAATTAAAACTAAGCATTAAACCAAAGCAGGAACCTACTGAAGGTCAACGTCTGCATTCGTCAGGCTACTCAATAAAAATCAATGACTGGGAACTTGGTCGTGGGGTTACTAGCTTTAGACTGGAAATGCCTGCGGAAGAGAAACCAAAAATCACTATCACAGCAATTCCAGATGTCATGGAAATCGATGCGACAGTGATTGCTGATATTCAGAGTTTACGATCTGAAGAAACACCAAATTATAAAGACGATGAGCAGCAGAAGGCATTTTTAGAAGATTTGCTGTCATATTCTAAGTTGCTTAAAAATAATGATTTTCATTCAAAGATTATCATTTCAGCAGATGGAGTTTATTTGGAGCAAACAAAAGAGTTTCACCCACTCGATGAAACTCAATTGGATTGATGACGAACTGGAAGTCAGTTTGGATGAATTAAGATAATAAAAAAGCCCCTCTAGAACGGCAATTTCATTGAGGGACTAAGCAAAATACTTTACGAGGTAATTATATCATGAAAACAGTAAAAAAGGAATGGAAACCAAGAATTATAAACATTATGGCAGATGGTTCTCAAGTTGATGATCTGACAGGGTATATCATACCTGCTGGTCATTCGTACTATGACATTATTAAGAGATTTAATGAGGAGGATATAGCTTAATGAAACTACTTACTAAGCTAAAACTCAGACTTGAAGGAGTCCTTAAATCAGTCAACCTTGACTGGCGAGAGGTAGCAGTCGAACTCATGACCGACCTATTTGAAGAGCGCAAGCGTCGCTTTGCTTTCGAGCAAGAAAACTATGATTTAAAGCAACAGTTGGCAATCTATAAAGAAAAAGAACAGATGGGAGAATAATATGTTTAAAGCAATTCGTACAATTAAAAAAATCAAACAACTTCAGAAAGAAATGCACGCATTCAGTCTTGCGTTTCTAGCTCAACAAGACATCGGATTGATGCCAGAAACCGAAAAAGGCAAGGCAAAGGCTCAAACTATGCACGATGTAAGCCACATGATCAAGGATATTTTAGACGGAAAGTCAGTAGATGAAGCGATGAAGCGTCTAGAAATTGTGGTAGAAGCTGAAAAGGTGGGGCAGGATGATGACAAAGATTGAACTCGAAAATCGTGTGTGGCTTTTGGCCAGCCATGAAGAAAAAAATGAATTACTGGATCTCGGTTTGACATCCAAAGCTAGATATGTGCAGCGAGTTCTGGAACTTGGAAAGGTGTACGCTCATGTTTGATTACGATAGAGATATGATGCAGCCGCCTGAGCCACGAGAAGAACCGGATCCAAGCGAGTATGTGTACATCGGATGCGGTCAGTATCGATATGTGGGTGATGAAATATGATTGAAGAACTGCAAGCAGAAATCGACAACTGGCGAGCTGAATATATTCATCTTGGCCGAGAGCTCGGAGAAATTATCAATAATCAACAAGATACAATCTTGAAACTACAAAACGAAAACAGACGCTTGAAGCGTGAAAATTGGAATTTGAAGAAAACGAAAGGTAGAAGAAAATGACGCAGATATCCAACAAAGGGAAGTCATTTATAAGAGCAGAGGTGTCTGAGAAACAAAAAGAATACATCGGAGTTCTTGCTAAGTTAAGAGGTGTAACAACGCAAGAACTTCTAGGCCAAGTTGTAGAACGTTTTATTGACAGGAATTTGCAACTTATTCAAGACTATAACAATGAACTAGACGTCTTAAACAGTAATGCTAGTCGCAGAATTAACATGAATGCGTAGGAGAAAGACAAAATGACAAACGAACTAACACAAAAACAAATCACATCGAACGTTGCAACACGAATTGAAGCCATGAAAGGCGAAGGGTTGCTAATCGCACCAAATTATAGCGTTAGCAACGCTCTAAGTTCGGCCTACTACGCTTTGAAGAATTCAGCCAGTGGGAATTTGCTACAGACGTGCACTCAAGACAGTATCTACAATGCACTCCTTGACATGGTGACTCAAGGACTTAGTCCGGCTAAGACACAATGCTATTTCATCCCTTATAAAAATACGGTCAAATTGACTCGCTCATATTTTGGAACCATGAAGGTTGTCAAGCAGTTGCCTGAAGTAAAAGACATCTACGCTCAGATTATTTTTGAAGGCGACGAGTTTGAAGCTGAAAACGTGGACGGGCGTTGGAAATTTGTCAGCCACAAGTCAAGCTGGAAGAACCAGGACAATCCAATCGAAGGTGCCTATTGTGTGATTGAAAAAACAGACGGGGAGAAAATCCTCACGATCATGACTAAGAAAGAAATTGATAAGTCCTGGGCGCAATCACGAAACGGAAGCGTTCAGAAGAACTTCCCACAGGAAATGGCCAAGCGCACAGTTATCAATCGTGCGGCTAAACAATTCTTTAATACCAGTGATGATAATGATTTATTTATTGATGCTGTGAACCGCACTACAGAAAACGAGTATGAAAATGATCGTCAAATGAAAGAAGCTGAACCAGTGAGAGAAGAAGTTGAAACGTTAGACGACATTTTAAAAGCTCCTAGCACGCCCACAGAGAGCGATAACGTTGTAGATGGAGAATTTACCGAAGAAACCAAAACACCCCCAAAAACGGCTGAAAAAACGGTAAATCCTGACGAGTTGACCTCTAGCGAATACCCAGCAGATGAAATTCCAGGCTTCGATGAAGCAACAGGCGAAGTTTTGGAAGAAATTAGTTTATTTGAAGGCAACACTATCAACGTGAAGGAGTAGGCTATGGAATTAGATTTACTTGGCAAAGATTACTATTCAGCAGCTTCTGCACGTCGCTACTGGTCTATATCGCAATACAAGCGGTTTAGAGAGTGTGAAGCACGGGCGTTGGCAGAGCTGGAAGGAGAATGGGAAGACCAGAGAGATAATACAGCTCTCTTGGTCGGGAACATGGTCCACAGCTATTTTGAAAGTCCGGAAGTACATAAGAAATTTATGGATGAAAACGCAGATGCCATGATTTCAAAAGCCGGAAAGACCAAGGGTCAGTTAAAATCTGACTTCTTGGTTGGCCAGCGCATGATTGAGCGACTGGAAGCTGATAAGCAGTTCATGGACTACTATGTCGGCCAGAAAGAGGTTGCTGTCACAGGCAAAATCGAAGGTGTGGAATTTAAAGGCAAGATTGACTGTCTCAATGTCGAAAAAGGGTATTTCGTGGATATTAAGACCACAAAATCAGACATTGATAGCATGGTCTGGGTTAATGATGAAGCAAGTGGACGAAACATTCAAGTCCGCTGGTTCGAGGCTTTGGGATATGTACTTCAAATGGCCGCTTACAAGAAGATGCTAGAAGAGAAGTACGGCAAAGAGTTCACCCCTATTATCTACGCAGTGACAAAAGAGCCGACTCCCGACACAAGAGCTATCGTTTTTCAAACTCAGGAAAAGCTTGGCTATGAGCTGACTGAGTTGTCTATGATTATCCAGCGCCTTGACAAGGTTAAGAGAGGCGAAGAAGTGGCGAAACCGTGCGGGCATTGCGAATTTTGTAAAACAAAGGCTTTGAGCCAGCGTGTGGAGGTGATTTGATGAGTAAACAAGTAAAAGACATACTAGAAACTCACGACACAGGTTGACCTCATGGCATCACATTTGCAATACATCAAGATAAAGATGAGTGTATTGCTTTGTTTGGTCGTTCTGGTTGGCCTGGTCTCAAACCTCGTTTTATTCGTTGGAATGAAAGTGTTGAAAACAGAACAATGTATCACACAGAAGAAGAGTTACAGAATGCGTATGTTGATAAAGTCAAAGTAGTTGAGGACGATTTTATCATAATTGAATTGTTGCCATTTTAGGAGATGAAACCATGGACATTAGAGAAATATCTGACAGCGTAGCCATCTACTCGGACGGCAAGAGATTACAGGTTATCCACAACCTAGGGGATGAGTTTATCCTAGATTTTAAGGTAGGAGAAGATAGTGTCTGGAACCTTGATGGGCAAGTAGTAGAAATTATTGACACGATTGAGCCTGTCTTTAAAGTCTGTGGCTTTTGCTCAAAAGCTGGAGAGGGTATGCAGCGCTTAAAACATGCCATCATCGACTTTGAGAGATTTGAGCAGTATATCAGAGACAATCAGGATGACCTGATGGTCTGGTGGCACAATCCAGGAGGGGAATATGAATTTTAGAAAAAGTGATTTACTTAATTATAGACAACTTTGGTGGCTTGATAAATTTCTAGTGGGACATAAAGGATATATCGCTGGAGGTTGCTTTAAGAATATTTTCAATGGCGAACCAGTTAAAGACCTAGACATATTCTTTGAAAACAACCAGGATTTTATCGAAGCTCAGAGATATTATAAACAACTTATAAAAGAGAAACCAAAAGACTGGAAATTTTCGTACGAAAACAAAAATTGCTGGTCTATATATTCTATAAAAGATAAAGTTCGTTTAGAGCTCATCAGAAACACATACGGAAATCCAAAACAAGTTATTTCAAATTTTGATTTCACAATAACGAAGTTTGCTTATTACAAAAACTATGACAATTTGGATGAAGATGATTATATGGCTGTTTTTGAAGTCATATTTCATGAGGATTTCTTTGAGCATTTGCACACAAAACGTTTAGTTGTTGATAATGTTTTGCCATATCCCGTAAGCACATTTAATAGGATGTTGAGGTATGCCAGATACGGTTATCAGCCATGTAGAGAAACGAAAATAAGAGTTGTCACAGAGTTGGCCGCATTAGACCCCAAAGATGAAAAAGATTTTGAGGAACAACTTGGGAAAAGTTTGTACGAAGGGATGGATTAGATGATCAATAACGTAACATTGGTTGGGAGGCTTGTAGCGCCTCCTGATCTACGCAAAACGCCGAACAATGTATCTAGCTTGCAGGGTACGCTTGCAGTCAATCGCAATTTCAAGAATGAAAATGGAGAGCGTGAGGCTGATTTTATCAATTTTCAAGCGTGGAGAGGTACAGCTGACATCATTGCTCAGTATTGTAGCAAGGGCTCTCTTATCGGTCTCACAGGGCGTTTACAAGTGAGGTCTTATGAAAAAGACGGTCAGCGGAGATATGTGACTGTGGTAGTCGCTGAGAGTGTCGCTCTGCTAGAAAGTCGCAACAGTCAGCACGGTCAAGGTCAAGGCAACAATTTCCAAAATGGAAACAACTCACCTTTTGATGATCCGAATCCATTTGACCTCCCAGATGATGGGTTGCCGTTTTAGAGAGGAATTGTTAAAAGACAAAATATGAAATTTTTAGATCTATTTGCTGGCATCGGTGGGTTTCGTCTTGGAATGGAATCCGCTGGTCATGAATGTGTTGGCTTTTGCGAAATAGACAAGTTTGCAAGAGCTAGTTATAAAGCTATACACGACACGAAAGGAGAAATAGAACTACATGACATCACAGCAGTATCAGATGAGTTTATTCGAGGAATCGGACGTGTGGACATTATCTGTGGAGGATTTCCGTGTCAGGCTTTCAGCATTGCAGGAAACAGACGAGGTTTTGAGGATACAAGGGGAACTTTGTTCTTTGAAATTGCTAGGTTCGCATCTATTCTCAGACCTCGATATCTATTCCTTGAGAATGTCAGAGGGCTCCTCAATCACGAAAACGGAATTACATTCGAGACCATTATCTCAACCTTGGATGAATTGGGGTACGATGTGGAATGGCAAGTGCTTAACAGCAAGAATTTCGGAGTCCCCCAAAATCGGGAACGTGTGTTCATTATCGGAAATCTTAGAGGAGAATGTACCAGAAGAGTATTTCCTCTCGGCGGAGAAAGTCAGTCAACTAGTAGCCGATCAGTCGTGAAAATCGGTAATGTCAACCCGTCTGGAAATGGCATGAATGGAGAAGTCTATCAAGCTGACGGCCTAGCTCCTACGCTCACAACGAACAAAGGGGAGGGGCAAAAGATAGCAATAAAAAGTAATACTATAAAACAAT